CGCCCAGGTCGAGGCCATCAAATCGCGGCCGGCCATGGCGACGAGCTCGCACAACGTGCTCGGCAACGACCCAAACCAAATAACTCGCGGCACGGACACGGCGCAAGACAACAACAGCACCGGCGGCATGAGCCTGGCGGCACGCATCGCTGCGGCGAATGTGTAAAGGGAGAACATAGACAATGAGTACAGCAATCAGACGACTGGCGCACGCCACGCTTGCCGAGTTCACCGTTGCAACGGGTCAAGCCGCAACGGAGGGCGGGCTTGCAACGGCGAGCGCAGCAGACGGCGAAGTACAAGACGGCATCGGTGACGATGGGATCGGGATCTTCCGCGCAACGGCAGCAGCTGGCGCACGGGTCGAGGTCACGCTTTTCGGCGGCGTCGAAGTAGTAACAGTTGGCGCCAACGGCGCAACGTACGGCACCAAGGCCATCGCGGTCGCTGGCGCTTTTGAAGACGCACCAGCTCACGACTCGAGCGGCGCAACTGACAACGCCATTTATGGCATCTTTATGCAATCAGGCGTGGCCGGCGACAAGGTCGGCATGATGCTCACGGCAAGCAATCGCGGCAGCGCGTGAGAGGGATCACATCATGAATTATTTAGACATCATCAGGCACCGGCGCAACCGCGCCATCGAACTCGGACAATGCACCAAGGGCATGCACTACAGCAGCTACATGGCCAGCGTGCAGCAGGTGCTCAAGTCTCACGACCCGAGCGACGTGCGCGCCATCGAGCGCGCAAACACCGACCTGCTACAGTGCAAAGACGTTGGCCCTGTTGTCGTTCACAACGACACCACGCTCAGCGACTTGTCGATCCAGTATGCGAACGATGCATACATCGGCGAGAGTCTTATGCCGATCGCGCAGGTCAACAAAAAGAGCGACGTGTTTTTTGTATACGATCAACGCAACCGCTTCGCGTACCCCGACGACCAACTCGGCGCACGCGGTGAGGCAAACGAGATCAACGAGAACAGGTCCACCGACACATACTCATGCCTCGATTACGGGTATGAAAACTTTGTGTCTGGTGACACCATCGCCAACCAGGACGCGCCGCTCAACGAGCTCGTCGATCTCACCGAGGCAATCGCCGAGGGTCTTGCGTTTCGACGCGAGCGACGGATCGCGACCGTGTTGACAACGGGCGCAAACTACGGCGCCAACACCACCGCCATCGGCGCGGCGGATCGTTGGGACACCACAGCCGGCGGCGATCCGATCGCTGACGTGCAGGCCGCTGTCGCTGCGCTGTTCAACGGCATGGGCACATCGCGGCTCGTGGCGTTCACGTCGCTCGACACCTGGAACGTGCTCAGCCGGCACCCGTCGATCTTGGACCTGTTCAAGTTCAACGGATCAAGCCCAGGCTTGGCGACGCCTACGATGTTTGCGCAGTTCCTCGGCCTCGACGATCTACTCGTCGGAAAGGCTCGCGAGGATACCGCGAACGAAGGAGCCGCGGCGAGCTACTCGCGGATCTGGGGCGACTCGTTTGGTGTGTTGCGTGTGCAGGATCGACCCAGCACCCGCAACGCAGCTTTCGGCGTCACGTTCCGCAACGGTGCGCCGTCGGCGCTCCAGTGGTTCGATCAACGTGTTGGCGTCAAGGGCGGATGGTACGCCAAGGTGTCAACGAGCGAAGCGCACAAGGTGACCGCGAGCCCGACCGGGTTTCTGATCACCACGCCGATCAACTGATGGGCAGACCGCAAACCGAAGCCACAAAGCGCAAGCTGCGCGACGTGGCACATGCGCGAGCTCGCGCTGGTGGCAAATTTAAGATTGCCGCGCCTGAGCTCGCGTTTGTTCGCTTCGTCAACGGCGGCCCAGTTTTGCGCCAGGTTCAGATCGGATCTGACCTGGTGCCCTACTGGCCGCCAGGCGTGGCGAAAAGCGTTCCACCTGACGGCGTCGCTGACGCCGACGCGCACGAGCAACTACAGCGAGCAGACTGATGGCATCAGGGATCGCCGGCAACTACCTCACACGCGAGCTCATCGAGTCACGACTCACGCCGCTCACCGTGCGTCAGATTTTCGACGATGGCGATCAGGGCGAAGCGTCAAAGGCATCGCTCAATTTGTACGCGCAACAATCTGAGAGTTACGTCGAGGGATTTCTGCGCAACGAGTACACGCTCAGCGTGCTGCGCGCGATGGGTCCAGATGGAACCAACGACGTGCCGATCGAAGTCGTGCGCCTGTGCCTCGATGTGTTCGAGTCATACGCGATACGCAGGCACCCGGAGTACATCCGAGGCGACTGGCAAGACAAGCTCAAGCAGGCGCGCAGCGAGCTCATGGATCTTGTGAAGGGGCATACCAGGCTCGACGTCGACGGCTCACCTGAGCCGGCCGCCAACCAGGTCACCACCGTGCGCAGTGGCGATCCAAACGACCCGACACCAAAGGCCAAGTTTTTCGTCGATGGCCTTGGAGATTTTTAAGCTATGGCAACCAAAGGCAGACCGCGCGAAGGCGCACCGACACGATACACCGACGGCAGCGCTGTCACCCCTGACGATGCCGTCGACCTGGCTGATGGTCCATGCGTTGGCTTGAGCTGCGCCGGAGCTGGCGTGGCCTCGGTCGACTTCGTCGATGGCAGCACGGCGATCATCGTCGGCTTGCTCGTTGGCGCTAACCCGTACGCCGTCACCCGCGTGCGCTCGACAGGCACAACGGCCACCGGCATCGTCGCGCTGTACTGATGCCAGGCACGTCGTCGCTCGTCGGCGCGATGCCGCAGCCGCTCGCGGCCGGCGTTGCTGAGCAGGCCATTGTCGATCCGCTCATCAGCGGCCTCGTCGACTTCGTCGCTTTTTGGATCAAGTCAACGCTCGACGCACGCCTGGCAAATCACACCGGCATCAACAACAACGCGATCCCAGATCATCACCGCTTTACGTTCGACCCGATGAGCCCGCAGGGGCACAGCGTGCGCATCCCAGTGCCGGCGCTGTACTTGTGGTGGTCGGGCGCAAGCACGCGCATCGAGTGGTCCACGATTTACGACTTGCGACAGCGTGAGCTCAGCATGATGTGGATCTGCGAGGAGCTGCCAGGCATCGAGCAGACCACCAAGCGCGCCGGCATGCTCAGCGCTGTCGACGCTGCGCTCATGAAAGCAGGATCGCGACAGCGTCATCCAGACTACACGCCAACGCTCGGCGGCAAGGCCATCGCGAAGGCCGCGCCAGGCATGCCGCTATACCAAGCACTCGGCGAGCTCGGATCGATGTCGTTGCAATACAACGGCGGCCAGTTGGTGCGCATCGGCATCGACGACGAGAACACCGATCCAGGTTTGCCACCAGCTCGGCGCCGATCGGGTCGAGACTTTCCCGCGCTGCTCGGCGTGTGGCTCGTGCGCGAGAAAGTGCTCAGCGACGAGCTCGCTGCGTTGGCGTACCCTGTCGGCGACCGCATGCCCGACATCGCGATGGCGATAAACGCCAGCGACGGCGAGAGCGAACAAACTGCGCCGTTCATGGATCGCATACTCGGCGCACCAGATGGCTCCAACGTGATCGCAAAGGACGACGACTGATGACGCTATCGCTCAGGGCCATCGAGGTCCATCCAACCCGCGCAGCTTTGCAGGCCGACACCGGCCCGCGCCTGCCGCACTATGCGTACATTCTCGAGAACGGCCGCACGTATCGATTTGTGGTTGGCAACACTGACGCCGACGATGGCTTTGGCACGCTCGCACCGAGCGGCGGCACCGTCGGCCGATGGAAGATCACAGGCCGCTCCATCACAACCGGCGCCGACCTGGTCGACGGCAACGCGACCATCACGGCCGCCGGTGGCTTCGTTTACACGTTGCCGCTCGCCACGCTCACCGGCAACGCTGCGCTCACGCTCAGCACCACGAGCGCCGTCGAGGGCGACGCCATCACCATCACCAGGCTCGACGTCGGTGCGTTCACGTACGCCATCGACAACGGCGGCCCAGGTGCCGGCACACTCACCACCATGGCTGTCAGCGTGCGCACGTTCTGCGACGCGCGGTTTGATGGCACCGACTGGCAGCTCATGCGCGCTGGTGTGATGCCGTAGCAAGGGAGATCCAAATGCATCGGAAGTACATCAAAGTCGAAGGCATCGAGGGCGTGCTTGTCGCCGTGTCGAGCGGCGCGCGTGCATACGTCGCGCAGGAGCGATTGCCCGACGAGCTCGACGACAAGCAACAGATCAAACCACGCGCCGAGCACGCGCACAGGTTCAGGCCTGTCACAGCTTGCGTGCTTTACCACCGATCATACGCGAAGGCCGTGCGCAAAGGCATGCTCATCCAGCACGGCCAGGCCGTCGCGGCAACGTCAACCGATGAGGCCGAGGCGATGCTCGCCAACGCCAAACCAGGCAAGCAAAAGCGTGAAGCGCCAAGCAAGCCGCAAGCAAGCACATCAAGGCCGTCGAGCTCGTCGAGCAAGGCCAAGCAGACCAAGCAGCAGCAAGACAAGCCGCAGCAGAACAGAGGAGAGAAATAGGCCATGGCACTCACCGGCATCGACCCAAACGACCCAACGCCCACCACGCGACGCGAGCTAATATTTGGCGCAGGCATCAGCGCCGGCGGCGGCCTCGAACGAAAGGTTTTGTTTCTAGGCAACAAGACCGCAGCAGGCAGCGAAACTGACGAAGTACTCGGCGACGCCATCAGCGACGGCGACGATGCGCTTGCTCGCATGGGCGCACGCTCTGAGCTGTACCAAATGTTCAAAAAGTACAGCGCAGTCGACGCAGGCGCCACGATGCATTTCATCGCCGTCGCCGAGTCGGCCGGCAACGCTGCTGATGCGGACTTCACGTTTGCAGTCAACAGCGACGCGACCACCACGGTCAAGATTACCGTCATCGGCGAGCAGTCCGAGGTCGCCATCGCCGATGGTGACACGCCGACGACTGTGGCCACCGCTGTCGCCGCTGCAATCAACTCGATGGTCGAGGGCTCGCTGCCAGTAACGGCGAGCTCGCTGGCTGGCGTGGTCACCGTGTCAGCTGCCAACGTCGGCCCGCGCGGCGATCTGATCATCGGCAACGCTGCCGACCGTGGCGTGCGCATGAGCATGACCAAGGCGACGGCGATGACCATCGCCAAGGGCGCGCTCACTGGTGGCACCGTCGCCGACGACTTTGCTGCCGCGCTCACCGCTGCTGATGCTGGTGTTTTCTACTACCAAGCGAGCAGCAAGCACGCGACGACAACCGTGACGGCAACCGATGGCGGCATCGGCGAGCATATCCAATCCATTCGCGACGCGGCCTTGCCGATCAACGGCAAAGAGTCGCAAGCAGCTTTCGGCCTGGTCGGCACGCAAGCTCAAGCAACTGCGGTTTCAATCAGCGCAGCGGCCAACAGCGTGCGCGCTTCGTTCTTCCATACTGAGGACAACGATTGGACGCCTGGCATGCTGTCGGCTCATCACCTGGCAGTGATGCGCTCGCAGCAAATCAAGCACCCGTCGGAAAACCTCGCCGGCTATTCGCAGACCGACACGACGACGTACCTGGTGCCTGATCCGTTCGTAAAAAACGACCGGCCAACGGCGAGCGAGATCAAAGCGGATCTCAACAACGGCATCAGCCCGATCGGCTTCGACGAGAACGGCCGCGCGTCGCTCATCAGGCACATCACCAGCAGGTCGCTCAACTCGTCAGGCGCGAACGACTACCGGGCGCGCGAGGGTCACATCACCAGCGCGATCGATTTCTCGTGGCAGGTAATAAAGACGCGATGGGACGAGCAAAAGCAACCGTTTCTCGCGGCCAACCCGGCCGAGGGAAAAAAGCCAACGCCGCGCACGACGACACCCGCCCAGGTGCGAGCCATCATTGAGAGCGTGATCGACGATCTCACGGCGGCCACACCGCTCGGCACATACAACGGTCCAATCCTCGCGCCGGACAAAATAGCATCGATGAAATCATCCATCGTGGTGAGCTTGATCCCTGCTGGCGTGAGCTGTACGGCCGACCTCGTCGCAGTGCAGCACAATCTCAAGGGCGAGTTTACGATCCGCGAAACTGGCGCAGCGTACTAGGAGACAAATCATGGCACTCTACGATCAAATCTATCTTTTCGTGAACGGCATTTTAATGGCCGAAAACACGAGCATCGACACCGAGCTCAGCAGCGACGTGCAACAAGTGATGACCATCGTGAAACAGTTTGCAGGCATCACGCCGTCGCCGATTGTTCGCACGGTCACAGGCGAAAACGTGATCCCGCTCACCGGGTTTGAGTTCGACTTTGAGCAGAAGTTTATCGACTCCGAAGAAGTGGAGATCATGCTTCAGCAAGGCGGCAGCGGAAAGAAGGCGATCACAAAGGGATACTTCACAGGTGTTCCAGTTTCGTCGGGCGTCGGCAAGACGGCAACGGTGTCGTTTTCATTCGTCTGCACGCCTGGCAAATTCTCATAGATGGCCAAAGCGGTCGCACATAATGCGGCGCAGCTACTCGCAGCGAAAGCACGCGAGCGGCTCGCCGCAATGCCTGTCGACATCGACCTCAGTGATGAGCACGTTGACGACCCGGTGCCCTGGGCCAAGCGTGAGCTCGGCATTGTGTGCTGGCCCAAGCAGGCCGAGCTCGTGCGATCGGTTCCAAATCATGAGTCGGTGGCTTGCCGCAGCGGGCACAAAGTCGGCAAGTCGATGTCGGCCGCGCTCATCGCGCTATGGTGGACGCAGCGGTACAGCGACGGGCAGGTTGTGCTCACCGCTCCGACTGCGCACCAGGTCAAACACATCCTATGGGCTGAGATCAGAAAAGTGCTCAGGCGCGGCCGGCTCGCGACGCCATCGCAGCCGCTCGATCCCGCGCTCGGCATTCAGTGGCCCGATGGTCGCTACATCCGAGGGCTGAGCACAAAAGACCCGGAGGCCTTCGCCGGCATCAGTGGGCCGCGCGTGCTGTACATCGTCGACGAGGCCAGCGGTGTCGATGATCCAATTTTCGAGGCCATCGAGGGCAACTTGGCCGGCGGCGCGCACGTCGTGCTACTCGGAAACCCGACGCAGCCCACCGGACAATTTCAACGAGCCTTCCATGCAGAGCGCGAGTTCTGGCACTGCTTGCACATCTCAAGCGAGGACTCGCCCAACGTGGCGGCCGGCGAGCGCATCATCCCAGGCCTGGCACCGGCCGGATGGGTCGACACGCGAGCCCGCAAGTGGGGCCACGATTCGCCGCTGTACCAGGTGCGCGTCGCTGGCAACTTCGCCACGACGAGCCGTGACACCGTCATCGGCCTGGGCCGCATCAGCGACGCCGTCGCGCTGTACGAGCCCGAGCTGCTCGACGAGTCGACCGAGCGCCTGCACCTGGGCGTCGACGTCGCGCGCTTTGGTGACGACAGCAGCGCCATCGCCGCGAGGCGCGGCAGCGTCGTCGGTGAGCTCGTCGTGCTCAGCGGTTATGACACCGAGGAGGTCGTTGACGCCATCGTGCAGCTCGTGCGCAAACTGCGCCGCCGCGGCGAAGCAAAGCCGATCGTCAAGGTTGACGTGATTGGCGTAGGCCTGGCGGTGGCCAAGCTACTCACCACGCAACACCGCGACGAGGTCGATGTTGTGTTGGTCACCGTCAGCGAGGCGAGCTCTGAGCCTGACGAGTATGCCGACCTGCGCAGCGAGCTGTGGTTTCGGCTCGACGACTGGCTGGCAGCTGGCGGCGTCATCCCTGACGATCCCGAGCTACAGGCCGAGCTCATCGCGCCGCGCTATGGTTTCGACAAGCGTGGCCGGCGCATCGTCGAGGGCAAGGACACGCTAAAGAAAAGACTCAAGCGATCACCCGACCGAGCCGAGGCCGTGGCGCTCGCAGTGCATCAAGCGATCCCTGGCATGCTGCGCCATCGACGACGCAGCAGAAACCGCGACAGCGATGGGCAGCCGGTGGCGAGGCCGGTGCTCAGGTTCGGCGGCCAGCGTGGATTCTGAGCGCGACCCGCGACAGCCACCAGCCGAGCACGAGCTGCCAGCTGCGCAGCTTTTTCGGATGATGCTCCAGGTGCCGCGCGCGACGCTGCCGATCCCATACCGCATCCCAGGCATTGACACCGAGCTCAGCGTGCGAGCGCTGCGCAGCATCGAGGAGGTCGCGGCCTTCGACATATACGGCAAACTCGAGAACGACATCCAGCGCGAGGATCTCGTTGTCAGAACAGTCATCGCCAACGCGCTGCTCACGCCGAGCGGCATGGCGTTCAACAGCGCGGTCGACGTTGGCGCGCTATCGCAGGGCGAGCTCGGCGAGCTCGGCCATGCGGTGGTCGATGCGCTGAGCATCATCTCGCCCACGTTCATCGGCAGCGATGTCGACGCCTGGCTCACTACGCTCAAGCGTGGCGCCGGCGACGTCACCAACGTGTATGAGTCGATGCTGCTGGCCGAGTCGGTCGACATAGCGGCAGGCGATGGCGTAAGGTACACCACGCCACGACTCGACAGGTACTTTGGCATGCGCATCGGTGAGATCACCGACGGGCAGCACATGGCGTACTTGGCGGCCAGGTCGGTCGTCGATGCGATGAAATCAAGTGCAGAAAATGACTCCAAATCAAACCGCTAATAATAAAAGCGATCTAACCCTCGCCATCGAGAAACGTGCGCGCAAGCTGCACGAGTTCGATGTGCGGGGTTTTTTCGGTTTGGCAAATGAAGAGATGCCGCGCGTTGGCATTTGGGTCGCGATCAAGGCCGAGGAAAATGCCGCGCTCGATGCTGCGCACCGTCGCGTCGAGCAGTGCAACGAGAACGCGCGCAAAGATCCCGATCTGCTCGGTGATGCCAAGCTCGTCGAGATACTTCATCGCGTGTGCAAAGACCCGACCCGCCAGGCGCCCGATGGTCGACCGT